GCTGCATCAGCCGCCCCCGCCGCCGCGAGCAAGGGGGGGGCTAACCGCGGCCAAGCCAGCCACGGCCACCGCCTGGCGGCCAGTAAACAGCGGAAAAGTTATCCACAGGTCGATATATCGGTAAGTCATTGATCTATATGCTTTCTTACACCAACCTTACAATATCGGTTTAACACGATGATTATTATGTTAACCCAGATGTGGATAACTCCGTCTGTTTTGCCCAATAAACAAGCAGTTTGAAGTTGTCCACAGGCCAATGTGTGCATCATTTGGCCTTGGTCAGCTCTCGTCTGTGGATAAGTCATCGATCACCTCAACGTGGCGCAGTGCGGCCATGCGTAGGTCTTGGATGTTGATGTTGATCTGTTGCGTCTTTTGTAAGCCATAAGTCTTAGAATCCCACCTTTCGGCCAGCCACTGGCGCGTGCGGATGCGCTGGACATCGCGCTGCGCGTGGTCAATGTCCATGCCGTCAGCGATCTTGATAGTGTCACAAGCCATAAGATCGGCGGCGCGCACACGCGCGCGGGTAATCATAGCACTGTGATCGTTTTCCTCGATCCAATCGTCTAGCGCACGTTTGCTGATGCCTAGTTCGATGCAGATGTCGCCAATGCTTTTCCCTGACTCGACCATGCTGAAGATCATCTCCTCTGGCATCTCGTTAAGAAATGCGACATCACCTCTTCGCTTTGGTGTTCCTGCCATGCTTAAAACCCCTTTAAAGCGGTTTTAACGCGCTGGATGATGTCCAGTAGCCATTGACGTACAAATGCCACCATGAGCTTAAATTGAGCCATCTCTGAACCTCTCTGCTTGTTTGGAGTCAAATTTATATTCCATGACATCATTGTCGCTGAAAGTCAGGTCATCGACAAAGTCATCAAAGCCTGTTTTGCCACCAGACTTAAATTGTGAAGTCGGCTTGAAACTGGTGAGCTGCGCCGTTGGATACAGAGCCTTGATCTTGATGACTTCCTGCATCCGAGAGTCGGCCAGCAGTGCTTCGATTTCCTGCATCGACCAAATGTGGTGGTTGGATATTTCTTGTCGTGACTTCTGTATCGCCACGGCCTCGTTGACAGTTCTGACAATCACCATGGTCTGACCATTTTGCATTTCCCACTCAATCCGAGGTATGCCTGTTTCTGCTGGCTCGCACCCATCATCTGTCGCTAGCTGATCCAACGCGGCATACGCCCTGATCATTGCCGCCACGCTTGAATCAAACTTCGCCCGATCTTTGGCCGCCATCGCTTGATGCAATCTTGTGTTTTGCACCCAGAATTTCTCCCTCACCTCACTGCTTACTAAAGTACACAGTCGGTTTTCTCCCCATTTCCTATCTGCTGCCGCTTTGGTTGACTCCAATTCAATCAGTTTTGATTGAACGTGAATCGTCCAAAGATCTGACTTTTGGTTGAGTGTCTCCACCACTGGATGATGTCTTACTGTCTTCTTTGTCGCCATCTTTTTTCTCCTTGTCTAAATTAACAGAAGCGGCTGTCAGAACAATCAGAAACTACGAGTCTCCTAGACTCTCGTTTCCGATTCTGATTTCTGATCGTCTGAAGCATCTGATTTCTGATCGCTTCTGATCGCTTCTGATTGTTAATTGTTAAACTTATAAGCCGCCTCAGTTGCCATTTTCGTCATCACATCTTGATTTAACCATGCCACTTTATCGTGATGTCCACCCAAATTCTTCACTTTTAGTCTCCCTTTTGCTGTCCAAATTGCGTTATTAATTTGCGTCTTTGTAGCGTCATATGCACTAGCTTGGAGCTTTAATTCTTCTTTCCAATCGTCAATATTTGCCACTTTTAAGCTCACACCATCAATGACCTCATTGAAACCTTTATTCTTAATTGCCCTATATAGTGCAGGCAACTCATATGGTTGCCATTTGCCGCCATCTTTGTTCGCTGGCGGCTTTTTCTCGGTCATCTTTGAGTGATCTGATTTGGCGTCCTCTGATGCTTGAACCGCCAGACTGATGACTGGATCGCTTAGATCTAGGCCTGCTGGCCTGATCTCTACCTCGACCATTTCAAAGCCAAATCGCTCGTTGTCTGCGCCGTCCTTTTGCTTGCTAATGGTGAGTACGCCTTTCATCTGCTCATCAAATCTAAGCAATTCCAGCTCTGTATCTACTGCGCCAAGCAGCGATGAGTGACCTCGCAGACCTTTGGCGGCGTCTTTACCGCTGTGGTGCAACACCATCAACGCGCAGTTGAGGAACTCCTGTATCTTTCCCATGGCGGTGATGAATGCACCCATGTCTTCGCTAGAGTTCTCATTACCACCGCCAAAGGCTCTTGCTAGGGTATCTACTATAGTGAGGCAGAACTCCATGCCTGTCTGCTCCACCAGTTGGACTATTGCCATCATCAAGGCATTGAAGTCCTCGGCGCTGGATCTGAGGTTTAGCTGATGGCGCACTACATATATGGGTGCGCCGTTCTCAATTTTGTGGTGGATTTTGCAGGCTTTGATGCGTGCGCCTATACCGCCAAAGCCCTCGCCACACAGGTACAGCACTGCGCCTGATTTCTTGACGCGCCTACCCATCCAGTCTTTCTTGGTGGCAACGCAGTGGGCAATGTGTAGAGCGTGAAAGCTCTTGAATGAGCCTGGCGGTCCATACAGCGCAATGAATGACCTCTCAGGTATGACCCCATCAATCAGCCACTCAACTGGCTCATCCTGTATGGAGTCCCAAGATTCAATCTTGATGGTCTTGGCGGGTTTGGGTTTGTCTTGTTGTTTTGGTGGCTCTAGTGCGAATTCCTTGGCTATGTCATCTGCTGTCGCAACTGTCGCCACACTGTCTACACTTGGCGGCATTTGTTTCATCGCCTGCAATCGTTCAGGAAGCGTTACATCATCCACGCTTGTGAGCCTTGGCGCTGCCTTAACTAACGCTGCCAGCTCTGCCCTGCCGCCGCCTGCCTCAATGAACTCATATGCGTCATCGCCAAGGCTCTGGAGTCTGAGGTCTACTACCTTTACCGCCTTGGCAATTGGCAGGATGGCCTCTGCCGCCTTGCGTGCGTATGACCAGCCTGATGAGTCGTTGTCCGGCAGGATCACTACATTAGCGCCAGCAAAGTATTCTGTGATGGCCTCCGGCCAATGCCCTGCGCCACTGTGAGCTGTAGTGGCGGCGACTCCTAGCGACATGAGTGCGTCTACTGCTTTCTCGCCTTCAGCCAAGTAGATGATGCGTCCTGCTGTCTTAGCGTCCAGCAGCTCGGGTAACTTGTATGGGACTATGCGTGCGTCACCAAGCGTTGGGTAGCGCTTGCCGTCACTATCTACTTTGTAGAGCCTGTAGGTTTTGCCTGTCTCGCCAACGCGTAGCCGGTGCTTAACGAATACTGTGACGCGGTCCTCGTCCTGATACTGCCACTCCTGCTGGAATTCGATCTTTGGTAGAGGCTTGATGTTGGCTAAAGGGTCTGGTCGTTCTTCCAGTTCTGGAAGTAGCTGCATATCCCTGATGGTCTGGAATACCGCCTCCTGAGTGCATCCACTGTGGCAGTAAAAGAGAGGTTTGCCCTCATCGTCTATGTGTACTGAGAGGGATGGGTTTTTGTCGCCGTTGCCTTTGCCGTGACTCGGTACTGGGCATGACGCTACCCATTGGCCGTTGGCGCGTTTCGCGTTGCCCAAGCTCTTGGCTATTTGCTCTGCTTGCATATTGCCTCTACTTGTTCTATGCGTTGCCCTATCCACGCCATGACAGGCACTGCCATGCTGTTGCCCAATGCCTTGTACCTTGGGCCATCAGGAGTAGGTTTGTTTTTGCTTTTGATGTCGGTGTAGTTGTCGGGAAAGCCTTGGAGTCTCTCGCATTCAACAGGGGTTAATCTTCTGACGGCCATAGATTGCATGACTGTTGGACCTGTTCCTGTGCCATCAGCTCTGTTTGTTAAAGGCACAGCCACATCTCCAGTAATGTTGCCGTTGTAAGTGTCAACTCCAATGGGTTGCATGACAATAGGCTCATGCCCATGCGTTTCACGCCTAAGAGTGCCTGTCATGTCATGCTCAATGTTCATCACGCTACCGCCTTGATCCATCAGGCAGATGGGTTGCAATATCGCCGTACCGCCTTGATGCATTGCAGGATTACTTGCTGACGCATCTAAAGTCTTTGTCGCATAAGCATCGGTGACATGAATGTCTTCTTTCAATACACCTTTGCCTGGAGAAATGTTGTATGCAATAGGCTGCGCTACACCATGTTGATCTGTTTTGGTGAGACAAGGCGCAATGTCATGCATTGGCTCTGTAGCATTGCCGCCGTTCTCAGGCTTGCGTCCTATCCAATTGCCAGGTATGCCGTAGGCGGGTTGCAAAATAGGATCAGAGTTAAAGTGACCCCCTGTAGTAGGAATCAATGTCTCTGTTTCGGCATCCATCCTGTTTTTGGTTATCAGGCATTTGCTTACTAATGGTAAACATTCCCCCCCCCCCATTAATATGTTGGTTCTCAAGTCCTTGTTTATTGCCAAAATGTGCATCAATTGTTGGCGCAATTTCGGGAGGCCATTGCATCAAATGACTTTGTGCCGCATCCTGCACACTTATGCTTTGTCCTGTTCTTGCACACAAGCTACCGACTGAAGCGCCTGCTCCAACGCCGGCGGCAACACCTTGCCTCTTTTCTCTGCCCGGCGCAGGATGCCCTTGCAGGCTGTGGCGCTCAAAAAGAACCGCCGCGGCAAGTCGCCAGTCTCCAAGGTATCCGACAACGAACACACGGCGGCGGCGCTGTGCCACTCCAAAGAACTGAGCGTCAAGCACCCTGTAAGCGAACCCATACCCGCATTCTGCCAACCCTCCGAGGAAGCTACCAAAGTCCCGTCCTCCATTGGAGGACAAAACGCCGGGGACGTTCTCCCAGACCAGCCAGTTGGGGCGATATCGTTTAGCAATGGCAAGATAGGTAAGCATGAGGTTGCCACGAGGGTCATCCAATCCTTTTCTGAGTCCTGCGACTGAGAATGATTGGCAGGGAGTTCCTCCAACGAGAACATCGACATCTGAGACATTTGTCCACTCCTTAAATTTGGTCATGTCGCCAAGGTTTGGCGTTTGTGGGTAATGATGTGCAAGCACTTCTGATGGGAATCTTTCGATCTCCGAATACGCTACTGCTTCCCATCCAAGGGGATGCCATGCTACTGTTGCCGCCTCAATACCACTGCATAGTGAGAGATATTTCATGTTGTATTTTTTTAGAGGAAAAAAAAGCCGAGGCTGTTACACCTCGGCACTTACTTGCTTTCAGTTAAAACATTTCGTCATCTTCAATGGCGGCAGCCATCGCTGTCTTCACAGGCGCTGGCGCTGGTGCAGCAACAGTTTTTGGCGCAGGCGCTGGAGCCACCACTGCCTGTGCGACATACTCCTCATCGCTTTGACTCATGCCAGCAGGCTTGTCAATCCAACTCACAATGTTGAAGTTGGGAATGCGCGTTGTGCCTTTGCCGATCTTCTCCAGCTTACTGCCGGTGTACTCAAGCACAGGCAACTTGCCTGCATTGGCGGCACGCTGTCCAGCGCATTCGGTGTAGAGCTTTTCCAGTCCCATGTTCGGACCAACACCACTTGACGACCACTCACAAGTCCCGATTTCTTTGTTGTAAAAGGTCACGATAAAGCCGCGCTTGTGGTCAGGTGTAGGCTGTGCGCCTTTCTTACCCAACTCTGAGTCGGGTTGCCAGTCGCGTATGCCGACACCAAGTTGGAGCCAGCCTGTCTGCACCGCATCGATGTCAAACACTATTTTCT